GTAGGTCGCCTCGCCAATGCCTGCGGTTACATTGTACACACCCCATTGGATTATCAGTCCGTTGAACAGCGTTGCGAATCCGTTCTGCGAATTTTCAAAATTTGCCGAATTGGTCAGCTCATTGAAATAATAAGGCCAACCCATTCCGTAATTCGGGATTCCCCAATAAGTCCCGAGACCTTCGTTGTTATAGATGTCCTTTACCGGGTCATGATTGAGGTTGTTAGCGGTCAATGATTGCAGCATGTAGTACCCACCCGCTCCGGGGAAAGGGAAAAAATTGCCTGCTCCGCCGAACCCGGTGCGAGTGACGAGTGCGCCCAGGGGATAAGTTTCGCTCGCGTCCCACGCAGCCATTCCGTTCTGGCATAAGTACCGAATCCCATTCATGCAATAATTGAGGACAAAATTCCAGTATTGGCGCGCGGGAGGCTGCTGCGAGAGAGGCCATCCTGCGGCGACATAGCCCGCTTGCGCGACATCTGGGTCTACAAGCGCGCCTGCGGGCGCCTGATCGCCCCAGGCATCGCGCACAGGGGGCTTGGTGGAAGGCAAGGGAGTAGTCATGTTGGTGTGGTGTCCTTTAGCTTGAAGGGAAGGTGACTGTGCCAATCGCGATGCCGGCAGGGCGCGGCAATATGTCGAGCTGTTTGACGAGCGCCTCTGTGACGGAAGACACAGGCACGGGCACAATGATATTTAAGATTTTGGCACCCGTGTCCTGCACCTGACAGGGGGCGCCAAACACATAATTGAGCCCCTCCTCAATGTCGCCAATCAACCCGTTCGATTGGTTGCGCACGACCCGCAATCGCAGCAGTGTGCGGTAGACTGTATCGCCCAGCACCGAGGTATTCGTTTCATACGTGCCCCCGAGCTCGTAGAACACGCCCGCATAAGCCGCGTTGAACGACGAGTTGTGGAGTTCGCCCATGGTGAGTGCGGCGGGATCGTCGGGAAAACCGAAAAACCCGAGCGTCAATACCGTGCCGATCACGCGCGATTGTCCAACCCATAGCCCAATCGCATCGAGCTGCGACCCGACTGCGGTGTCGAGATCGTAATAACTCGGGATCGAGTTCACTACCGCAAGCGTGTCCGCAAACGCCCCGAGCACGAGCCCGAGCATCGCCATGTAGTTCGGCTTCTCATTGTGTTCCGACGTGACGAGGGCTGTGTAGGGTGCCGCGTTGGGCGACAGCACGAGCACGAAAGGCGCGGGCGTCAGGGGCAGGGCAGGGGGCGCGGGCATGTTTAGATCACGCTCACGCTGACGTTACCCGGAGCCGTGAGCGGAGCCTCGTTGTAATTGATCGTGACATCGGAGGAGGCCGCGGCACCGGAATTTTTCTTGAGCGTAGACGTGCTCGCCACGGCGAACGTGGGCGCGAGCGCCTGTACTGCGGGATTCGTGTTGCCGCCCAAGGACGCCGCGATCAGCACGCCGATGAAGGACAGGGTTGATCCGATTGGCGCTGCGTTGATGTACGCGACGACCGCCGCCACGATGTAAGCCTCCGTATTCACATTCCATCCTGTCAGGGGCGTGATCGCAATGACCGCCGTGATCGTGGCATCGGTCGGCGTGGAATAGCCAATCGTACGGGTCGAGCCGACCGTATCCGTCACGACTTGCGTGATGCTCCCCGGCGTCGCGATGCCGGGGGTAAACTTTGTGAAAATGGTATTGATGATCGAGGCTTGCGTTCCGCCCTCCACGAAAAACGTGCCCGAGTTCGCCGCGAGCGAGCCGCCAGTGACGCTCTGCGTCGTGCTGGTGTTGTTCTCGTACCCCGTGCAGCGCGTGACGCCCGTCAACTGGCGTAATGCGGCCACTACGCCCTCGAATATAGTCTGTGAGGGCAACGCGACGGAGTTCCCCTGCCGCAAGCGCAACGCGGCATCGGTCTCGACGACGTTGCCGGGCGTCGCCAGGTTCGATCCGTTCGTGACGCTCTGCCAGCCATACACGGGGGTGGCGATCTTGGTCACGGTTCCCGACCCGCTCGCCACCGTCGCGCCGATGAGCTGCGCGGTCGCAGTGACCGTGATCGTGCCCGAGGCGGGAATGGTGACGAGCGAGGGCAGATTCCACAGTGTGTTGTTTCCCGTATCCTGCGCCACGCCATTATTGATGGGCGTGCCGGCGACGCCGACACACGTCAGGGGGATGGTGGAGTAAGAGGGGATGAGGCGCGTCAGGCCATTGATCTTGACATTCGACGACAGGGCCGCGCCCTGTGATCCATTGGGGCCGTAGCCATTGAACACGGCAATGCACGCCGCATTGCAATCCGCCAGCGCTTGGGCAATCAGCGCAATGAACTGCCCATCCTGCGAGTCATTGCCAAGGTAAGAGTCCGCTCCGTAAATCGCTTCATACCCATTGATGAGGTAGGTTTGCAGGGCGGCAAAGTCGGGGGCTGTGATGCCCGCGGGGCCAATAATCGGAGCCGTCGGACTGACGTAAGCACTCATTGGGTCACCGTCACGGGAGCGGTGCTGACACCGTTCACGCTGTAAATAGTATCGATCAAGGCCGAGATCGTGAAATTACGAGTGCTGCCCGTGAACGTGCTCGAATAGGTCAAGATTGTTTTCACTCCGGGCGTGTACACAATGCGCTGCTGTATCAGTGCATTCGGGTTCGTGTAATTCTTGCCGATGATACCCTGCAACCAGGGCGTGCAGTCCGACGTATCGACGTACCACTCGCCGAGCCATAGCTTGATTCGGGTGGATACGGCTTGGGCTACACACGCGGGCGAGTTCACGAGCCACGGCTGCCCGATTGTGTAATCGCCGTTGGCGTCGAGGGGACGGTATCTCATGAGCCCACCACAGGGGCCGTGCTCGTGATCGTAGAGCCTCCCGTCTGTATGCCTATCACTTGATGGTCGTGGTTTTTCACACTCGTGTTGCTCGCGGTGACTGTCACATCGGTGGCCGCGTGGATTGTCGCGGGCGATGTCAGGTTGCCGCTGCTGTCAATCGTCACTCCGTTCAAGTTGATTCCCCCGGGCGCCGTCATCGCCAATTGCTGAGTCGTCGGGTTGAGTTTGTAGTAAGTCGAGGCATCATCCGAGATCAAGCACGCATTCGCCGTATCGAGCGCAAACACGCGCGGCAAGGAGCGCACGCCCACGAGCGCAAACCCATCGGACAGATCGTGCATGCGCAGCTCTGCCTGCGTCTGTATGCCGCCATTCTGCCACCACAGATCGATGCAACGCGACGCGAACACGACGAGGCATTCATCCGTTCCCGCCTCAATGGGGAAGGTCGCCGTGACGCCGCCTCCACCCTGAAACAGCAGGGGGCAATTCAGCAGCACGGGCATCGTCGTCCAGGTGCGGTTGCCCAACGTGTCTTGCACGAGCCCCTTGATTGTCGGCTGCACGTCCACCGTCCACGCATTTGCAGGGCCGTCTGTACCGGGGAAATTCTTCACAATTCCCGGCATCGCGGTCCACAGCGTGCGCTGCCCTGCCTCGAACGCGAGCCGCAGGAGTTCGGGAAGGTCGATAGATCGTTCGCGCGGGTCCATCAGTTTCTCGGGATCGGCCCGGGATTGATAAAATACCCGTCGATGTGCGACGTGTTCACCACCGCAACCGACGCATCAATCGACAAACACACCATGTCCGTGTACCAATCGTTGCCCCGCGTATCGCCAAAATGCTCGACGTTCATCACGTAATAAAGCCCCTGCCCGTTGATCGCATTCGATTGCTGTATCGCCCAATTTGAAGCCTGTGACACGAGTCCCGGGGTGTACCGAAACTGATTGATGGTGGCGTCCACGATCTTGACCGCTGAGCCGATCCCGACTTGCGGGTTGAGCAACATGCGGGCGGAGACCCCGTTTTGAATTTGCTCCGGGCTACCGATCAACCCCGTGGCAGGGGACAGGATGATCGTGTTCCCCGGCACGTAGGAGGAGCGCGGAATCAAAGTGAGCTGCCCGTTCTGAATGCTCCATACCATGTCGTTCGTGCGGGCGAACGTGCGCAACAGGTCTTTGGTATTGCCGTACAGCACCTTGCCGCGCGGAGGTGCATTCGTGCCCAGGGGGCCGGCATACCCTTGCGTGAGCTTGCTCCCGTTAGCTGATGCGGCTGCCTGCATGGAGCGAAGAAAATTCGCGAGCACCGCCGCGGGGCCACTGCTCCCGGCGCTCAAGGGCGCAGTCAACGTCGCGAAGTTATACGGCTCATCTCCATCGCCCGCCGTGAAATCGACATAGGAGTCGAGTTGGTTCACCCTCCCAATGCGAGCCTGCGCAATGGTCCCCGCAAAAATGAGCCCCAGGTTCTGCCCCTGATACCCGACCTGCAACGCGAGCTGCGTGTACTGCGAGTTATTGCCCGCCAGGGAATTTGCCGTGTCAGTGTTGAGATTGTAGACCCGAATGTCCGCCGTATTCGGATTCTGCAAGTCGCCGCGCGACACTCGAAACACCACCCGAAACTGCGACAGGTCGAGTCCCTGCCCCTGCGCATTCGTGACGATCAATTGCAATTGTCGCCCGAATTGCGCATCGCCCGTGGTTTGGGCCGCATCAGGGCGCGCGGCTTCCACCGTGATTTCGTCGAGCGTCACTCCACTGTCCGGGGTGGGGGCCGGGGTGGCGCTGCCGTCGAAATTAATGACGGCGCTCAAGGGTCCGTCACAAAGTACAAATTGCCATCCGTGCCCAGGTTCGTGAACGTCGGGGGCGCATCGGGATCGCTCGTCGTGGAGACCCACAGATCGCCCCCGATGCCCACATACTCATACTGCCCAAGCAACGAGGCGCCCGTAGTCAGGGGGATGCCCGAGAGCAGGGGGTTGTTTTGAGCATCCCCGATGTCGAGGAACCAGCCCCCATTCGTCGCGTTGCGCCAACGCAGCGTGAACGTGTACGAAGTGCCCGCGAGCGAGATTGTGAACTGCTGCGGGTTGGGTTGCAGAGGAATGGGATAAATCGTGGTCATGAGGACCTGTCCGTGGGCGCGGTCCATGTCGTCTGAGGCACGGAGCCTATGCTGGAGGGCGTGACGGGGGCGCCCAAGGACTGCGATCCCGTGTTCTGTGTCGTCGCGGTGGCGAGAGGGTTCGCCTGATTCGTGATGGGCGGCAACTGCGCGGTCGTCGTGTTGACGACGAGCAATTGCTCACAGGTCACGGTAATCATCAAGGCCTGTGAAGTCTTCTGATCCCGCTCCAAGATTTCGAGCGACGTAATCACCATGCTCGTATAATGCCGCAACGTCGAAATGACATCGAAGCGCGTATTCGATTGTTGCAGGGCGAGGAGCTGTGAGTAGATACCGCTCACGTAATCGCCGACCGACATCTGCCCGCCCGCAAAAGTCGCGGGAGTGACGTTGCTCGATGGGGGCACGAGGGGGTTGCCCGAGTACCGCGAGTTGCTCCAGCCGCAACGCAGCGAGATCACAGGCATCAGACGATACGTATGGTCCGATATCTGTGCGCCCAACTGCACAGGATGCTTCGTCACCTCTAACCGATCCGTGTATCGCTCGGACAACGTGGCTTGAATCGGGATGGTATCGATCACGCCCTGAGGAATGATCGTAAAGAGCCCCGACAACGTGTTGAGTCCCGCCGTGACCGCCTGCCCGATGACCGTGGAGACGACATCGCTAATTCTGGGCAGCGTCGGGGGCGCGGGCTGAAACGTCACTGGATCACCCCTGAGGGCACGAAATCACGGGCCGCGTCGCGGTGCGTTTTGTCTATTATTTCCTTGACCGCATTCGCCGTCTTATGCGGATCGTTAGACTCCGTAATGTGGAAGGAGTTGTAAATGACGGTCGCCCCCGTGCCGCGTTTGTTCGCTTCCTCGGTGCCCTTGTCCCCGGCAAACGGCCTTTCGAACTCAAGGGCCATCGTCTGCGCGATTTCGTTCGCACCCATGGCACCGTTCGCCCGATTGGCTTGCATCACGGCACGCAGCCGCCGCATACCAGGGTCGTTCGACCCTTGCAACATGTCCATGAAAAAATCGATCTGTTCTGCCGGGTCATCGCTGCGACTTAAGAATCGGTTGTAATGCGCGCCGGCAGCGTTCTTCGTGTCCGCCCACTCGGTATACTTTTCCTGCCACTCGGGGCCAAACTGGAACAAACCGAAATGAGTATTGCCCTTGTCGTCGCGACTGGTCGCAATCGGATTGCCGCTCGACTCCGCGAATATGTTCGCCATGATGGCGGCCTTCTCCGCTGCGCGCAGTCCATGCCGGTTGAGCGCCGAGGTGATGCTTTCCGGGTTGTTGCTCTGATAGAGCGTGCCGCCGATCCAATTGCCGAGCTGCGCGAACCAATTGTTGGGTGCGAGTTTGTCGGCGAGATACCCCAAGCCCACTCCCGCTCCCACCACCAGAGAGATTTGAGCCGTGAGGGCTGCGGCGGCTACGGTCAGCGCCTGAACGGTTCCCAGAGCGCCGCTCAGGCCTAGCAGCGATGTTGTGAGATTGAGAAACGCGGCCGACAGAGAGAAAACGCCGCTGATAATCGGCGTCAAGCCAAGCATCTTGAGAACGCCCACG